CGGGGCAGCGCCGTCGCTGCGTCGATCCCGGCCCCGAAGAGCCCTCGCGCTCGAGCTGCAGCGGACACGGCTTCCGCACCCTCGACCGCGCCAGCGCCCGCACGCGCCAGGGCCGCTGTCTCCCCGGCGGCAACACCGCGCGCGAGCCCGCGGGCCCCCGCCGAGGTACCTCCGGACGCGAGGAGCGGAAGCACGAGACCGGCGGCGCCGCCGATCCCGGACGCGAGCGGGTTCGCTTCCTCGACGTCGCGGAGGTATGCCTTCGTCTTCTCGTGCGCCTCCGGCCAGAAGTGCGGATCCACGAGATCGGCGACGATCCCTTTCCCCGCGCCGAGCAAAAGCTGATTCCCGGCCTCGATGCCTGCCGCGGCGAGGGTGCCCCCGACCCCGCCGAGATCGTCGAGCCGCTTCTCGCGTTGCGCCTGGGCGGTGCCCTTGACGCTCGCGGTGAAACTCGTCTCGAGCGCGCGCCCCGCTTGGTCCGCCGGAAGGAATTCCGTCTTGCCACCGACTGCGACCGGGACCGATTCGCCATCGACGAAACCGAGCTTGCCGGAGAGGTAGAGGTCGCGCGCCTGCGCCGCCGGAACGGCGACGATCTCGCCGTCCGGCGTGGCCATCGTGACGGTCGGGGGCGCCGGCGCGGGGGCTTCGGGCATCAGCGCTGCCCCACCGGGACCGCGCCCCACTGCCGGAGAGCGTTCTCGCGCATCGCGAGTTCGCTCCCCTCCAGGGCCTTGATCACCTCAGGTCCACCCGTGAAGCTGCCCACGTTTTTCAGGTGGCGCTCCATCTCCGGGTCACGCACCACGCCCTGTTCCGTCGCCTTCGATTCCTGATACTTGTACGCCTCTGCGTACTGAGCGAAGAGACCCGGATTCCACGCTCGCGTACCATAGTGCGTCGCCTCCGTGGCCATCTTCTGCCGAAGGGTCGACATCGTGTCGAGCGCGCGCATCGCATCGCGCGCCTTCGCGCCCTCCGCGGGGCTCGTCACGTTCGTCATCTGGAACGTGTTCCCGCCGAACACGACCCGTTCCGGCAGGTGTCCGCCGGTCGCATCCTTCGCGGCCTTCGCGGCGTCCGCCGCGACGTCTCCGCGCAGCTTCACGCCGCTCCCGGCCATCTCGCGGATCGCCTTCGCCTCTTCGATCATCGCCTTGAGGTTCGGGCCGCTGTACCCGCCCGCGCTCGCCGGGATGACCTTCGATTGCGTGCTCTCGCTTCCGCGCTGCGCATCCTCGATGGTCGCGCGCCGCTGTAGCTGCTCTTTCCGGATACGCGCGAGGAGCTGGTTTCCATGGATTTCGGCCTTCTCGCTGTTCGCGATCTTCACCTTGCGCGCGATGTCGTGCTCCACGGCCTGGTAGGCCGCGTGCTCCGCCGCGGCGGTCGCTGCAAGCTCGGACCCGGTCGCATCGAGCACCTTGCGATAGGCGAATTGGATATCGCTCTTCGCCGCGCGCCCCTGCGCCAGGTCCTCTTTCTGCGCCTCGATGTCGCGCGCCACGCTCGCTTGGATCGTGTCGTTGACGAGGTTCGGCCCGCGACCGACCGCGCTTCCGATGGCCCCGAGTGCGAGCGCGATCGCAAGCCCGACTTGCTCGCTCGTGTTCTTGCTTTTCCAGAAGCGGTCGGGGTCGATGCCCTTCGCGAGTTTCTTGTCGATCTCCTGGGATTGCGTATCGAGATCTTTCAGCGCATCGCGATTCCGCAGGTGGATCGCTTCGCGCTGCCCCGCGAATTGCGCCGTGTACCCGGCGCGCTGCTGCTCGGCGTCCGCGTCGGCCTGGGCAAGCTCGGCGTCGATCGCGCTCTTTCGCATCTCGCCGCCCGCGACGCCGTACGTCCCGTACTTCCGCGCCCACTCGTCGCCCTTGCGCTGCTCGCCTTCGACGATCGCGCCCTTGACCGCCTCGTACCGGTCCCGCACCTGGACACTGCGCGCGTCCGCCGCGGCTACCCGCGCTTCGTAGGCGGCCCTCTGCTCCTTCTCCCACGCGTCCAGCACCTCTCCGGGTGCGTTCTTCGGGGGCCCCATGCGCGGGGGCAGCATCGTCGCGAGCACGGCGGGTGAGTACCCCTTCGCCATGGCATCGGCCTGGACCGACTGCGCCCACGCATCGAGATCCTTCCCCGCGAGCGGCTTCCCGCCCTTCCCCGGGGGCGGCGCGAAGAGGTCTTTCACCTCGGCGGTCGTGATCGTCGGGATCGGCTGCTGCAGCTCGGCGGGGAGCTTGAACGGCGCCGCGCCCGACTCGATGGCTTCGAGCTCACGCACGGTGTCGTCGGTCGGACCGAGTCGCCGCTCTCGCCCGACTGACACGCGCTGTTCTCGTTCCTTGGTCGGGGGCGTGTACCCCCCGCCGCGCGCGAGCTGGGCGAGCCGGCGTTTGCGCAGCCCGAGCTCGAGCCCCTCCGCTTCCGAGAGCCCCGACGTGTCCGGGGGCGCGATCCCACCGGGCATCGCGGGTGCCGCGCCGCCTGCGCCAGGCGAGGCCATGCGGACCCGCGCCGGCTCGACGCGGGGCACGGCGGGGGCCGGAGGCGGGGCGCCCTGCGGGGCCATCCCGTTCGCGTAGGGGACCGCGCCCGCCGGGGGCTCCGGGGGGAGCGCCTTCGGGGCGAACGGGTCGGAAGCCGCCGCGGCCTGCTGCGCGGGGCTGTACTCGGGCTGTGCCACGATCGGCGCCGGAGGCTCCGCCGGGGCGAGCCTCAGGGGCTCGTCCGCGGGCCCCTGCAGGTCGACCGTCCCCGGAGGCGGGGCGACGCCACCGGCCGCCGCCCCGAGGGCCGCCACGCGACGCAGGACGGCCGGCGTGGGGGGCAGGGTGACCGTTTGCCCCGTCGCGCTGTCTGCGAAGTCGTACGCGCCGTCCTCGCGCGCCTGGAAGGTGTCGTAGGGCATGGTCAGAATCCCGGGTTGTTGATGCCGCCGGCGCCGTACGAGTCAGCGCCGTAGTACCCCCCGCCGCCCGCGCCGTAGCCCCCGGGGGAGCCCGCGCCGCCGCCCTTGAACCACCCGCTGGACACGCCTGCGCCGAGCACTTGCCCGCCCGCGCCGATCATGCCTCCCATGAGGCCGGCGCTGCGCGCAGCCGCGGCCTGCTGCGCAGCGCTGTTCGCGTTCAGCACGGCCACCTGGCCCTGCATTTGGAGGTTCGCGTTCTGCCCCGCCGCCTGCATTGCCGCTTGCTGCTCTTGGATCGACGAATGGAGCAGCCCCATCGAGCGTGCGTCGTTGAGCTGCCGGCTCTGCAGCTCGGTACCGGTGATCAACTGCTGCTTCCCGACGTCCTGCCCGCGCGCCTGGAAGTCGCCCGCCCGCATCGCGTTGTACAGCGCGCCCGCTTCCTGCCGCGCCTGCGTCATCTCCTGTGCGCGGAGCTGTGACGCCTGCGCGTTGACCGCCTGCCCCTGCGTCGCGGCCGCGCGCTGCGCCGCAGCCTGCGCAGCGATGCCCGCGCCCGCGCCTCCCCGCGCGCTCGCAGCGACGTTCAGAGCTTGCTGTGTGGACGACTGCAACCCCTGCTGAAGCTGCATTTGCGCGACGCTGGGAACCTGCCCATTCATCGCATCCTCGAGGCGCTGTCCGAGCGCCTCTTGCCGCTGCCGCGCCTGTAGCTGCCGCTCGTAATCGGCCTTCTCTTGCGACCAGTCGAACGCCGGCCCCTTCCGCGCGTCTGCCGCCGCCCGCTCGCCCTTGTAGTCCGTGCCCGTGTGCCCGTACTCGATCGGCGTGAACCCGGGGACCGACTGCTCCCCGACCGGGTTCCCCTGGTCGTCCAGCATCCCGCCGATCTTCCCACCGACGTAGGAGCCGATCATCCCGCCGCCGATCACGCCCACGGGGCCGAGGGGTGCCCCGAGCATCCCGCCGCCCACGCCGCCCGCGATCCCGCCTGCCGTTCCGAAGAGTCCCATGTGATCACCCTTTGTTCGTGGTGGGGAGACGGGCCCCCGCTGGTTTCACCGCAAGCTCAAATTGAAGCGCCGCGAGCTCGTACCCGTCAGGGCTCACGGTGGACGTTCCGACGGGGGAATCATAGATCCGCACCCGGAGAGCGCTCGACTTCTGCCGCGCAATGTGCGCCTGGACGCGCTCGACAGGGAGCCCCTCGATCGGGGCGACGAGCCCGGCCGACCACGACACCGATTGCACGATTGCCGGATCGTAGTCGACGCTCAGGTCCGCGTGCAGCACGTGCGCTGAGAGCTTCTCCCCGGTGACCGTCATCCGGCGTACACGCTGGAATCCGGAAATCCCGCCCACGTGGATCCATGGCGTCTCGATCGTCATTGGGAAAAACTCCCCTGCGTCGGTACCCGTCTCCGTTGGGTCGGATTCGACCATCAAACCGGAATAGGACGTGGCCTGTACCCACTTGCCGCGCCAGAGGGTGAACGCGCGGGCGGACGTTGGCGACGGCGCCGGAGGGTCTCCGCCGGAACGGCCGTAAGCGACCTCGGTTGTCCACGCGTTCATGTGCCAATCGAACACGACATAGCGGTTGACGCTTGTTCCGTAGTCCAAAAGGAACTTGACGCGTTGCCTGGCGCTGTCGACCACGGCGCGGAACACGGTTGCCCCTCGCGTTTCGTCCTGCACCGGCGCCCCGATGTCTTCTACCACCAGGCCCGCGTTGATGACGCGAAGCCCGTTCGCACTCTGAAAGATGCACCCGCCGGGGTAGACAACGACCGATCGCCCGTCCACGCACCCCGTGTCCGCCGTAACCAGGTAAGGTCCGGCGAACGATCCCGCGTTGCCGGTGTCGTTCGGCCCTTGCCCCGATACGTAGTAAATGCGGCTCCGCGTGAACACGACGAGCTTGTCGGATAGAGACGCAAGCGCCGTGATTCCGTCCGGGGAGTCGCTAAGGGACAGGGTCAGCTGCTCGTTGAAGCCCGGGGCCTCACCTTCAATCAGGATCTTGGAGAACCACAGCAGCGTGCCGCATCCAACCCAGACGCGCCCGCCGTGGACGCAAACCGCTTGCGCCGTCTCGACGGGGGAGTTTCCGAGCGTGCCGCCATCCGTGTAGACGAAACCAAACTTCAGCGCGACGAGCCCAGCGTCGGAAAGAACGTCCTTGTACGTGACGGTGTTTACCGTCTTGTCATTGATGATAGCGTCAACCTCAGAAGCCTTTGGCGGTGTCAGTCGGTAGAAGAGCTCGCCCGCGTTCGTCGTCCGGAAGAGCGCCACGGTGACGTCCCGCATTTCGCCGTCGGCGTCGTTTCCGCGACGCGTGAGGCACAGCGTCGTGATGTCGATGTCGACGGCATCGTTCGGCCCGGGGACCGTGATGCTGACGGGTAGACACGGCTCCGACCGATGAAGGTTGCCGGCTCGGTCGGTCCATTCGTAGCAGGCCACGTAGAGGTACGTCCCCGCTGCCATGCCGCCCCCGCCGAGGTCCGGCCTGAGGTTCAACGCGGGCGCCGCCGCAAAGCTCGTCTCTACGTCCGAAAGGCCGTCGTACGAACCGAGGTAGGCCCCGGTGTGGAGGAGGCACCCGCGCGCTTCCGCGGGCTGCCCGCGAAAGCTGGCCTGCGAGCGCGCAAAGTCGAGTCGCGCGGCCGCAACCGTTGCCGTGCTCACGGTCTGCACGGCCGCCCCGTTGTACAGCTCGAGCGCGCATTCCAGCGTCGTATCGCCAGAGAGGACCATCGAGCCATAGGGCTGCTTTGTGATCGCCGCGGCAAGCGGACCAAGGAGGGAACCGAGCCGCGTAAGGATCCCCTCCAGGGTGCCGAGGTACGGGGCGTCTCCAGGCCTGTCGAGGCACACGAGACACACGGTATTGCCTGCCGCTCCGACGCGCACGACGCTGGCCAGCGCGAACACGCGCCCCTGGTACGGGTACGGGCGAGAGAGCAGGGTAGCATTTACGCTTGAGAAGATCGGCCCGAGGAGAACGCCCGCAGTGTCGCACGCCTGGGCGAAGGTCGAGCCAGTGACGCCGGCCGAGACGCCGTTCCAAACCGCCGTCACGCGCCCGTTGCCGTCGATGCATCCGGCGACGCGCACGCCGGACGCGCCCGCATCGAACACCACACCCGTTCCGCCGCCGGGGTCGGGGTACACGACACCTTCAACCCCGTTCCCGGCGTCGAAGATCACGGCCTTCCCAACCCCCGAACGGGCGCACACGGAGAGGGAAGCCACGACCCCGCCCGTGAGGATGGCGCTCGACGTCAGGACAGCACCGGTATCGTCCCGTTCCTCGAATTGAATCGTACCGGGGGCTGCTGCGTCCACATACGCCACAACGAACCGCGCGGGGTCGTTCGTGAACGGTGCCGCGTCGAACCTGTCGAGCGTTGCCGGGATTCCCGGAAGAAGAATCGTCGTGGTGACGAAAGACGTGGTGTCGATCAGATGGAGGTGCAGCGGGCCCGGCCCCCACACGGTTGCGCTGTAGTTTCCCAGGGCGAAGTGCGCGAACGTCAGGGGCGCCTGCGTCGCGATCTTCCGGTCATTCACGACAACGGCGCCGGTCCGCACGTCTTCCAAACGGGTCACAAGCACGGTCGACCCGGTAACGCTCGTGTCGTCGTCGTAAACCGCCCACGCGTACGAACGGATCCCCGTGTCCGCGATGGCCACCTGAGGGTGCACGGCGCCCACGTAGGGGCTCGCCACTGGAACGACCACGGCGCTGGCGGCGCACACGTCTCCCTTGTCCGCCCACGCACCCGCCTGCGGCGAGTAGCTGTACACGTGCGGCAGCCCATCGGACGCCCCGGCCGTCGCGAGGAGCTCCCCGGCAACGGTCGAATCGATCCATGACGGGAGAGCGATCCATCCGGCCGGGTCGATCACGCCCGAGGCAAGCGCCGTGTGCCCGGGGCGCTTCGTGAACGCCCCGCGCGCGTTGATCAACGCGTTCTCAGCGCGGAGCCACCGGCCGTCAGGCGGCAGGTAGCGCGCGTCGATGTCCTGCTGAAGGCCGGACATCGGGGAGATTTCGAGTTGCTGGATCTCGAGCGGCATCACCATACCCACACGTCCGCGCGCCCGGAGGCCGCGGAAACAAGGGTGAGCCGCTTGTCATCCGTCGGGGTCCCCTCGTACACGCCAGCGGCGATAGGGGCCCCTACGGGGCGAGAGATCATCCATCCCGAAAGCTGCCGTCCGAGCCCATGGATCACGGTTACGGTCCCGACCGAGAAGACCACACCGGGGATCCGGCGCGCGCGAGCGAGCTCGCTCGTCACGGCCGGCGCTGCGTCTTCGGTGACCTGCCGAACGGCTGTATCCACCTTCGCGTCGCCGGTCAGCGGGACGCGGGGCGGGGGGGCCGCTGGAGGGGAGCCGCGGCGCGGGGCGCTCATACCCGCCACCGGCGCCGGTAGCCGCCCATGCGGGCGCGCGCGAGCTCACGCACCGCCCCGCGCACGTCCGTCACCTGTTCGGGCATCCCTTGATCACGCTGCCCGGCGAGCGACCGGATCCGCGCCTCGACGCGCGCGCATTCCTCCGCGGCGCCGGACCAGTCCGATTCCTCCTTCTTCAGCCACTTCCGAGCGAGATCCCACGCGATCCACTCCTCCCATCCGTTGACGCCGTCGTACCAATTGTCGTGGGTAGGGTCCGGGTCCGTGTTCAGGATCGGAATGAACCGGTAGGTGACCTGGAACGCCACGCGAGGAATCGGGAGCAGCTCGATCTTTGCCACGGGGGCCTGGCCAACCAGGCCGGGGATCCCGAGGTCTCCCGTGAGGCGATACCGCGTATCCTCCGGCTGTGCGTAGCCTAGGATCCCGTCCGAGAGCAGTCCGGCAACGTCACGCTCCATGAACGGCGAGAGCGCCACGACACCGGGGACCGTGCTCGTCACGACATAGACCCCGAGGAGCGAAAGGAAGAGGCTCGACAGCGAGTAGAGCTTCGTCCCCGGAACCGTGGTGAAGCTCTGCTCGCGCGTCGCGTAAGCCTGGCCGAATGCCTCGCGAAGCATGTCCATGAGCGCCTGCGCGCTCGCATCGCATTCCTCCACGGCTTCCGCCGTCGAGACGAACGTGGAATTCTCCATGTTCGCTCGACGGCGAGCCTTTGCGATGATGGCGTTTCGCGAGACCCCGGCCATGCGTCAGCCCTCGTCCTCTTCCTCGCGTCCGCAGCACGCGACGAAATTCTCGAGGGCCATCGCGACAGCGGACATGTCGAGCCGATCGGGCTTTAGCCCGAGCGCATCCACGAGCGTCCGCGCCGCATCCTCCATGTCGGAAGGCTCGTCCGTCTCTTCGGCCTCGACCTCTTCGCCCTTCCCGTCCTTCGACGGTCCGAGCGCGATCATGAGCCCGCCGCCCTTCACGTTGCCACCGTCGAGTTGCGGACCGTCAGGGCGAAACTGACTGTCTCGTCCGCCGTTGGGTCGAACGGCGCGCCCGCCATGTCGACCACGACGAACTCGATCCGCCGAAGGTCGACATCCGAGAGCGAGCCATACTCGCTCATGAGGACGACGCTCGGAACGACCGTGCCCGTGTCCGAGTAGACGGTTCCTTCGAGCTTGACGAAATCGGTGGGCCAGTTTTCCTTGAACTTGATCCGATACCCGCCCACACCGGAGCGCGAGACGGATTCGACGGCTTCGCTTCCAGCTTCAAGCGTCGGCGCGCCCACGCCGTTGAAGCGGATTCGACCTAGCAGGGTGACGATGAAATCCTTGGAGACCATCGCCGCCCGCTGGCGCGTTTTCGTTCCCATGTGATTCTCCTTTCGAGAGAGGGATCCCCGCCGGTTGCCCGGCGGGGTACCGCTCAGAACGTGACGCGGACGACGTGCAGCGGCTCGCGCACGCGGAACTGGCCTCGGTAGCCGACGCGGAATTCGATCGCGTCGGCCGTTGCTTCGCGAAGGATCCCCTTGTTGTCCAGGGCGCCGTACTCGAGGAACCGCGGCGCCTTGCCGAGCGTGCGCAGCTCGAGCACGTCGAGCTTGACGAGGTACGCGGTCCCCTTCGGGCAGTCGGGATCCGCGAAGACCTTGAGCGGCTGCGCGTTGCCCGTCCCGACGATCATGAACCCCTCGTACCCGACGGCTCCGCCGTCCGTGGACTTCTCGTAAATCCGCTCGGCCTTCGCGCCGAAGCCGATCGTGATGTCGCTCACGTCGTCCGGGTTCGCGAAGCAGTGCGTGAGCTTGCTTCCGCGGACGAACGCGTACGAGAGCGCCTTCTGCAGCGTCTGATCCTTCGGCCCGCCGCCGCCGTTGTACCGCTGCCCCGCGAGCCGCGTCGGCATCACGGATCGGTCGACGCCGAAGAAGTTGTCACCGGGGGCCGGCGCCGTCGCGGGGGCCCAATCGGAGAGCCCGGAAATCTTCTTGTTGTAGTCGCCGTCGACGAACAGGTAATCGCCGGCCGCGAAGCCCGCGATGCCGGCATCCCACGCCGCGGCTGCGGAGAGGGTTCCGGTGTCCTCGTCGATCGCCGTGATCTCGACCGCGCCAACGTTCTGCGCGCCCGTACCATCCGTGGACGAGCTGCCGATCTTCATCCCCACCGCGAAGTGCACGACGTCGAGCGGCTGGGCGAGCGTGAACGTCAGGGCCGCCGCGACGTACGTGCCGACGCGTCCGATCGTGCCGCTCTTCCCGCGGTACAGCGCTCCGGCGAGCGAGATCCCGATCGTCGTGAACATGCCGGCGATCTCGAACTCCAGACCCTCGGCCATCGTGTAGGGATCGCCCACCGCGGCCTCGAGGGCTTCGCCGTCGATGCTCCCGAGTCCGTAGTCGGAAACGCGGGTCAGCGTGAAGTCACGCTGCGCGTTCGGGTTCTTGTTCGCCTGCGCGTTGGCGAAGGTCGCGCTGCGGCCGTTGCCCTGGGAGAAGTTGACGGTCTGGACGTAGTTCTTCCCGCGGAAGGTGTCGTTCTTCGGAACGAGACCGAGAAGCGGGTGATTCTCGTACGCGAGAACCGCGACGCGCTTTTCGAAAACGGTCTTGAGGATCGGTGCGAAACTGGTCAGCGATGCATTGGTCATGGCGTCCTGTGGGGACGCGAGAGCGACCGATTACCGCGAAGCGCCGAGCCCTCGAATGGCTGCGGCCAATGCGGAAACGGTGCCCTCGCGAGTCGTGGCGGGCTGGGCGATCTGCGACCGCTCCTTTCCCGCTCCGTTCGTGAGAGTGCGAACACCGCCCCGCTTCGCGCGAGACTCGCCGGGGGATGCGCCCCGTTCGCCCGGCGTCGTGCTGCTCGGCACGCCGGCGCCTCGTTTCGCGAATCGCTTCGCCTCGCGCGCGTTGTACTCGCGCAGAATCTCTTCGTTCGTCGGGAGCCGATCCCACCCCTGGCCAGGGTGCGCGCGGTCCAGCCGCTGCAGCTCCGCGTGGATCTCGCGCCCGATCTCGATCGACGCCGCGACGAACGCGGGCCCCGGGAGCGCGAGCACCACGCGCCCGCTCGCGTCGTCCTTGTCGGCAAGGAACGGGTACTTTTCCGGGTCCGCCGCCTCCGTCAGGAACGCGCGCCGCTCGTGATCTGCCGCGGCTCGAGCGTGCTCGGCGCGCTGCTTCTCGTCGGCCTCGCGACGCGTCTTCTCGGCCGCTTCGATCTCCGCTCGAGCAGCCTGTCGCGCGCGCTCTTCCGGCGTGTCCTCGGCAAGGATCTGCTCGGTCAGCGCGTTGACGTCGATCCCGAGCCGACGGATCACCTCGCGCGGGCTCTTCCCGACGAGCCCCTTGATCTCGCGAAGCGCATCGAGCTCGGCTCGCTCCTCGCGCGTGAGGCCGATCCGCTGCTCTTCGGCGCGGAGCTCGGACATGCGCGCCTCGACCTTTTTCTGAGCCCGCGCCGCGCGCCGCGCGATCCCGCGGTATTTCTCGGTCCCGTCGGGCTTCGCGGGCTCGGCGGCCTTCGCGTCATCTTCGGCCGGAGGCTCGCCGTCGCCCCCCGCGGGCGCGTCCGGCTCGGCGTGCTCGGCGGGGGTCTCCTCGCCTCCGGCCTCGCGCCACGCGTCCACGATCGCGCCGCGGAGCTCCGTTGCGTCGCCCTTCGCGCTCGACTCCGCGCCGGCGCCCTCCGTGCTCGTGCTCGTCCCCTCGTCAGCCATCGGTCTGCCCCTTTCGTGCGATCCAATCCGCTTGCGCCTCGCGCACAGCAGTCGCGTCGTCCTCGCCGTCGAACAAGAACACCTGCCCCTTCGGGCAGAGGTGGTTTCGCCGGACCGGAAGCCCCCCGACCTCGTCCGGCGTGGTCGTGTCGCTGGGGTGAACGTGGAACGCCACCGGCTGCCCCTCGAACGCCTGCAGCGACTCGAGTAGCCGCCGCTCCGCGTCGAGCCGCGCCGTGCGCGTCTCCGGGTCCACCGTCGGGCGCGCCTCGACCGTGAGGGCCCGTGCGAGCGTCGCGGCCCCTGCGAGCATCCCGATCCTCATGCTGCCACCGGGGGCGCATCGAGCGCGGCAGGGGGGGCAGGCGGGGCGCCGTCCGCCGGGGGGGCGCCAGGGGGCGCGGGCATCATCGCTGCGGTGTTCGTGAGCCAGCCGCGAAGGAGCGCCATGCGCTCCTCGTCGAGATCGTCGACGATCGCGAGCTGGTACCGCAGCGTGCCCACCCTCATGCAAAGCGCGAGGTTCAAGATCGGCTCTGGCATGATCGTAGGGTCGAGATCGTCAAGCATCCGATCTATCAACGCGTCGATCGCGTCGCGCGGCGCCGTCGTCAGCTCGGACTCGCTCTCGATGTCCGGGAAATTCATCAACCGGAGAATCGTCTCCGGCCCCCATCCGAGCGCCTGGGCGAGACCGCTCGACACGAGCTCGGACAACTTCGCGAGCTTCCCGGTCGGGGTGTTCGGCAGCAGCGACGTCGGCCAGCGCTGCAGCACGTACCCGTCGTCCAACCGGAGATCCGACCACGCGATGCGCTCGGTCTTCCCCTTCGGGGAGCGGTAGACGACCTCGTAATCGGAATCGGCTTCAGCGAGCTCCTGACAGGTCTGCACCACGAGTGTACCGACGTCGACGGCGAGCCCTTCGTACTCTCGCGCCTGCGGCAGGTACGCCTTGCTCGTCGTGTCGTTGTACGTCTCGAGCGCCACGCCGGAAGCGTTCTTCAGCCCGGCCGGGATCTCCGCGCGCGCTGCCATCGACGACGTGCGCGCTCGCTCGAAGGCGCGCTGGTACTGGCGCTCGAGCCACGCGTACATCTCCGGCGCGACGGTCGCGGGAGTCATGAACACCGGCGGCGAGCCGGTGAATTCACCGATCGTCCCGATTCCGTTCTGGATATGCGCTTTGTTGATCTTCGCGCCGCGCTCGACCCACACCTGGAAGCCGGCCTGTTCGTGCGCGATGTCGATCGCGATGGCCGTCTTGTTCACGTTGTACTGAATGCCGACGAGCATTTCGCACACGCCGCGCCCGTAGAACCCGAACGGGCGACGAGACCAGCGCATCACGGCGATCGGAAAATTCGGGCGCGTCCACTCCTCGTCCACGAGCGTTGCGCCGTCGCACACGATGACATGCCGACCGTCCTCCGCGTCCGGGCCACTCGGCAGGTGCCACGACTCGATCACCACGAGCACGTCCGCGACGTACGTGCTGCGGATCGCCCACGGCCCCGAGGGCATCCCGGCCGCCTCGATCGCCGTCGCGTGCTCTGGCCAGAGCTCCGCGGCCTGCCCGCGGTCCATGTACTTGACCCGGTGCATCGAGCGAGGCTTGCGGTCGTACCCGTCTACCTCGTCAACGAGGATCTCCCACGGGTGGACGCGCTCGATCTGCACCTTTCCGTGCGCCGCGAACACGTGGACGAATCCGGTGCCGAACCGGATCGCGTCGTGGGCGCAATCGGGAAACGCTTCCCCATAGACGTCGCATTCCTGAAAGACGCCGTCGACGAATCGATTCGCTTTCTGGATTCGGCGGCGCATCTCGTACCCGCCGCCCACCGACAGAAACATGCACCGGGGCTGCGCTTGCGTGATCTCCGCGTGCAACGTGTCGCACACGGTTTCGACCACGTTCAGGCTGAGCGGTTCGAAGTCGAGCGCCGCCCACGCGTCGGCGCGGCTCCCAGGCGTGATCTCCGAAGCTGCCGAGTCCGTGCAGAGCGAAAGCGCGGTCTCGTAACGGTCGAATTGCGACGTCAGATCCTCACGGATCTTCGTCACCAGCGGCCACACCGCACCGGCAGCATCGGCGGTCTTCCAGAACCGCACGTCGCTCGGCGGGCCGAACACGGACCACGTCGCGCCCTGCGTCACGACCTACCCCCGAACGGCAAGCGCTGGCGCTTCCCAGCTCCCGCGCGGTACAGCACGTCTTCGGGCACGCGATCGTCGTCGACGTCCGGGGGCGGCGCGGGGTGGCGCGCCGGCGCGGACGCCGGCGCGCGCGTGAGGTCGATCTCGAGCGAGCCGACGCGCAGCACGCCGACGCCACCGGCGCGCATCTCCGCCACGAGCCCCCGAAGAACGGCCGGCGTCACGCCGCGCACCGCGACGCTGCAGGCCGGGCACGGCGCGCCTGCGCCGCAGTCCTGACAGCGCCCATCGCTCACCGGAACCCCCGGGGGCCCTTAGCCGAGGGCCCCGGCGCCGCCGAGGGGTTGGGGTTGGGAACGGCGCCGGGACCTTCGCTCGCGGCCAGGACGGGAGGTTCCAGCTCGATCTCGCGGCCGGAGGCGTCGCGCCAGCGACGAACGCCGTGCTCCCGCATCCATCCGACTCGCTTGGTCTCCCATTCCTCTGGCACACTCTTGCACTGACACAGCATGTGCCAGTGTGTCAAGTGGCACAAACGAACGCCCCGGGACGGCCGCGATCTCACCCACGCCGTCCCGGGGCGTCGACTTCCGCCCGAGGAGACCCTAGTGTGCCACCTGTGCCGGTGTGCCGTCAAGCGCGCACCGACGGGCGATCGCGAGGCTCGGCATGCAGTCCGGGTGCACGTGGCAGAGCACGAGGCCACGACGGCAAGGCCTCTCGCGGCGTCGCATGAAGAGGTCGGAACCGATGCCGATCAGCGGCAGGAACGCCGCGCCGACGTCCGCGCAGTGGCCGATCCGATCCCCCACGGCGACCGTCCACGGGTGCACGCACCACCACGCGGACCAGCGGGACGCAGGGGTGTCGGGGAGCGCTGCCTTCAGGACCTTCTGCGCGGTCGTGAGCTTCACCCGTCCCCCTGACGACGCAGCTCGTCGAGCTCGGCGCGCGTGAGGTCGCCGGGCTCCGTGTCACCCGTCAGGATCTCGTCGAGGCCGCGGATCCAGTCCGAGGACCCGTACTCCACGTACGCGCGGGGCGTCGCATGCGCGTCGCAGACCGCGAACGGGAGCGCGTGCGGGAGCCCCGGCTCGTGCTCCTTGGTCGCCAGGTGAGGGCAGCCAGACACGCCGCACGGCGACACCTTGCGGGCCAGGATGCGCGCGATCAGCCGCTGCCGCTCCTCGAGGCGGGCGACGCGTTCCTCGAGCGTCACGGCTCCTCCAGCGCGGCGCGAGCTCGGCGCAGCATGCCGACCGTCACGCCGGTGTCATCGTAACGGAGCAAGGCCACGTCGGTGCCATCGTGGACGGCCGCGCGTAGGTGTCCCCAGCGCTCCGCCGTGAACGCATCGGCGAACGGCTGCAGCGCGGCGCGGAGCCGGTCGGCCCGGTCTCGTTCCGCGATCCGCTCCGCGTCGATGTTGTCGAACGCCCTGGCTTCCTCGTCCGTCACGGCATGCCACCCGTCGACGGCGCCGGCGTGCACCGGCAGACGATCCACCCGTCGACGATCTCGAGCCGTGCGCCCTCGTCACACGCGACGTCGTCCACGTCCGTCTCGCGGTGCGCTTCGTCACGGCACGTCGACGCGGCCGCCGCGGGCGCGCCGCCCGTGGTCTCGCCGCCGCACGACATCGCCACGCCGATCGCGACCCCGAGGAACGCAGCGCGCCTCACCGGCGCCCCCGGTAGCGGTAGCGCGCCAGCCACGGGTTCACGCGAGGCTTGCGAAGCCGACGATGCCCATCGTCGATCGCCCTCTCGATGTCAGGCCACGCCCCATAGGCTCCACCTGCCGCGACGATGTCCGCGTCGGTCAGCGTCACCACGATCCGATGCTCACCGCGCATCACGTCCCGGTGGACATCCATGCGACCGAGGCGCTTCACGATGAGCTCCGCGCGCGGAGCTCGTCGCGCTCGATCGCGACGGCCGCCGCCCAGAGGAGCACGCGCCCCAGATCGTGCGCCGTGAGGTCACACGCCCGCTCGCGCTCGATGTCGTGCGCGCACGCGTTCGCGCGCAGCGCGTCCCGTTCCGCGCGGAGCCGCTCGGCGTCCTCGCGAGCGCCGGCCGCTGCGCCCTTCGCGTCTGCGAGCTCGGCGCGGAGCCGGTCGATCTCTCCCGAGAGCTGATCGGCGCGGAGCCGCTGCAGCTCTTCCGCCGGGGACATCACGACGCACCGCCCTTCGCGGCGCGGAGATCGTCGCGTTCGCGGATGGCGTCGAGCGCGAACCGCAGGCGGTCGCACGTCTCGCGAAGCCGCTCGGGGTCGCACGTCTCGCGAAGCCGCTCGGCACGCGCTTCCGAGCGGTCGCGCGCATCGAGCTGCCTCGCGAGGTCGAGCGCCGCCCGCCGCGCGGCGACCGCTTCCGCCTGCGCCTCGTCCCTCTCGCGCACCAGCCGATCGATGTTCTCCGCCATCTGCTCTGCCCGCGTCTTCGCCTTCGCCTTCGGTGCCATTCTATCTATCCTCACTTCCGGCGTGTGTGTCCGCGCCATGCTCGCGAGGTCCGCCAAGCCCTCGCGTGCGCCTCATCCTCTGCAGCCTCTTCGGCGGCTTCCTCCGCCGCTCGAGCCTCCGGTGTGCCCCGCGCCGGCGCGCCAGGCGGGGGCGCCTCGACCGTGCGCAGCGCCCGCACGCACCGCGCGATCGCCGGGCCGAAATCCCCGTGCCGCCCGTCGCTCGTCCGCGCCCACTCGATGCGGATCCCCGCTGGCGTGAGCACGCGCCGCGCGCCGCGAAGGTCGTGCGCCACGTTCGCAGGCTCCGGCGGTAGCTCGAGATCGTGCAGCGCCAGCGCGAGCCGTAGCGCCTCGTACATCTCTCGGAGCTCGTCGCCCTGCGCCGCCCGTTCCACGAGCATCACACCCGTGTTCAGCTCGCGGGACAGCGCGCGCAGCGAGTCCGCCGCCCACTGATCGGTGAGCACCGTCGTGATCCCGTACGGGAGCACGCGCGCTGCGAGCTCCCGTAGGACCGTGGCGGGGTCGAGCGGGTTCCGCTGCGAGCCTTGCCACTCGTGCGCGAGCGCGAGCGACATCTTCGGCACGCCCTCGCACCATCGCTTCGTCCCCACGACGAGACACCAGCCGTTCCCGCGGGTCGCGGGATCCATTGCCGCGACG